CCTGTTAAAACACAAATTATCGGTAAAGAGACACAAGAGAAAAAAGAAGCTTCTCAGCGTGTTCAAGACGATATGAACTACCAGCTTACTGATGTGATGACTGAGTATAGGCCTGAGCATGAGCGCATGTTATGGGGTCTTGGTTTAGCTGGTAATGCCTTTAAGAAAGTATATTATGACCCTTACTTAGGTCGTCAGGTATCTATGTATGTACCTGCTGAAGATATGGTTGTTCCTTACGGCGCGGCAGACTTACAAAGTGCAGAACGTGTTACTCATGTAATGCGTAAAACTGAGAATGAGATACGTAGACTTCAGTATGAAGGCTTCTATAGAGACATTGATTTAGGTGAACCTTCTAACACTATGGATGACATAGAAAAGAAAATCGCTGATAAATTAGGCTTTAGAGCATCTACTGATGATCGTTATAAACTACTTGAAATGCATGTCGAAATAAATCTTGAAGGGTTTGAACATGAAGATCATGATGGTGAGCAAACAGATATTGCCCTACCTTATATAGTAACTATTGAAAAGGGCACTAATAGCATTTTATCTATTCGTAGAAACTGGAACCCAGATGATGAGTCATGTAAAAAACGTAATCACTTCGTTCACTATGGGTATGTGCCGGGTTTTGGCTTTTATTGCCTTGGCCTTATTCATCTTATTGGTGGTTTTGCCAAGTCTAGTACTTCAATTCTTCGTCAGTTGGTTGATGCAGGGACCCTTAGCAATTTACCGGGCGGTTTCAAAACCCGCGGCTTAAGAGTTAAAGGTGATGATACTCCAATTGCTCCGGGTGAATGGCGTGATGTGGATGTACCGTCTGGTGTAATTAGAGATAACTTTATGCCATTACCGTATAAAGAGCCAAGTCAAACCCTATTGACTTTACTTACAGGTATTGTTGATGAAGGTCGTAAGTTCGCAGGTTCAGCTGATTTATCTGCTTCGGATATGTCTGCTAATGCGCCTGTAGGAACAACTCTAGCTATTTTAGAAAGAACCCTTAAAGTAATGAGTGCAGTGCAATCTCGTATTCACTACTCTATGAAACAGGAATTTATCCTACTTAGGGATATTATTAGAGACTATACACCAGATGAATATTCATATGAACCAACTGAAGGTAGTCGTCACGCTAAAAAGGCTGACTATGATTTGGTATACGTACTTCCTGTATCTGACCCCAATGCAGCAACAATGGCCCAGCGGGTGGTCCAATACCAAGCGGCACTGGCACTAGCTCAACAATCTCCACAACTGTATAACATGCCTGTATTGCATAGACAAATGCTGGAAGTATTAGGTATACCTAATTACCAAAAGTTAGTACCAATGAATGATGATATGAAACCTCGTGACCCTATTACGGAGAATCAAAACATCCTTAAAGGTAAACCTGTAAAAGCATTTCTATACCAAGACCATCAAGCACATATCACAGTACATATGTCTGCTATGCAGTCTCCTGAAGTACAACAAGTATTGCAACAATCAATGGGCCAAAACCCACAAGCATTGCAAGCGTTACAATCAGCTATGTCTGCTCATATTAATGAGCATCTTGGATACGAGTACCGCAAACAGATTGAAAAGCAAATGGGCCATGACCTACCTAGTTATGGTGAAGACGATGAAGATAACCAAGTAACTATTCCAGAAGAGATGGAATTACAAATATCTAAGTTAGCAGCACAAGCATCGCAACAGCTATTGCAACAAGGTCAACAGCAAGCAGCTCAACAAGACGCTCAGCAAAAAGCTCAAGACCCTCTGATTCAAATGCAACAACAAGAGATTCAGATTAAACAACAGGACTTACAACGTAAAGTAGCCAAAGATCAGTCCGATGCTCAGTTAGAAGCTATGAAGATACAAGTTGACCGTGAACGTATTAATGCAAGCCAAGAATCAGCAGGGGCTAATGTAGCAGCTAGTATGCAAAATACTGACAAACAACTATCTGCAAAACAAGATGAATTAGCTGCAAAGTTAGGAGTAGATGTAGCCCTTAAAGAAGGTGAACGTACACACCAGAAAGATCAAACTGCGCAACAACACGCACACCAGAAACACCAGAGTAATCAACAAAATAACCACCAACGGGAACTAGCTGCAATGCAAGCTGCTCAAGCAGAAAGACAAGCTAAACATGGAGGAGAGGTAGGTGGAAAAAAGCCTGAAGGGTTTAAAGAGGGTGGTGAGGTAGAACACTCAGATTATGATATGGAAGGGTATAAAGCTGCTGTTAAAAGTGGAAAAATAAAACCCCGTGCAGGAGAAGAAGACCATTACCCTGATACATATAAGTTACCTAACCACCCTACTTTTTCAGAACAAAGCAAATACTCTAATACTGATACTCAAGGTGGCAAATGGCAAGAAGGTGAAGAAGGACGATATTATTTCCACCCTTCTGAGCACAACTTAAAAAATAGATCGCCTGACGAATTGGGGGAATATTTCCATAATCAAGAAAAGAAGGGTACACACGTTGTACTCCCTAATGGCCATCTTGTTGAAGGAACTAAGTAATGGATAAAGAAGCAGAGATTCTGTTTAAACAAATTGATGACCGAGTATCGTTATTAACACAAGCACTAACTGCTGGACGACCTGAAGACTATGCCCAATACAAATATACATGTGGGCAAATCAACGGGTTAATCCAAGCACGAACTGCTATAGAAACACTAACCAAGAAACTGGAGTTTGAAGACTAATGAGTAAAATCTTAATAGGCACTAATGCGAAGAACCCTACGGTTGTTGGCTCAATAGACCTAACAGCTACTAATGAAGAGAAAGCAACACAGTTGCCCATACCTTCTGGCTTTCGCATATTGTGTGCATTACCAGAAGTAGATAAGGAATACGAAAGTGGAATTATCAAAGCTGATGAGACACTACGCTATGAAGGTCTATTGGCTACTGTGTTGTTTGTTGTGGCTATGGGCCCTGATTGCTATGCTGACAAAGAGCGTTTCCCTACTGGACCTTGGTGTAAGGTTGGGGATTTTGTGTTAGTACGTCCTAACGCAGGCACACGCATGAAGATTCACGGCACAGAAATGCGCATGATTAATGATGATTCTGTTGAGGGTATTGTACTTGACCCACGCGGCATCTCACGAGCATAATGGAGAATAGACATGGCATACGATAAAGACTTTGAATTTCCAGATGAAGTAACAGAAGATGTTGATGATTTCTCTAACGAGTATGAAATTGATATTGAAGATGATGCTCCTGTAGCAGATCGTAATAAAACACCATTACCAAAAACCGTAGTTGAAGAGTTAGAAGATGCAGATGAGTCAGATGATTATTCTGGTAAAGTGCAGACTAAGTTTAAACAGTATAAAAAAGCTTGGCATGATGAACGTAGGTCTAAAGAAGAAGCCTATAGAGAACAAGATGAGGCATTATCTATAGCTCAGAAATTACTAGATGAAAACAAGCATTTAAAAAGCTTATTAGAGTCTGGTGAAAAGGAACTAATTAATACTTATCAAGGCTCAGCTGAACTAGAAGTAGAGAAAGCTAAACGTAATTATAAGGAAGCTTATGACTACGGCAACACTGATGCGATTATTGAAGCACAAGAAGAATTGATAAAAGCAACAAATAAACTTGACAAGGCTAATAATTTCAGGCCTACTGCACAAAACATCGACAACGATGCACAAGTTTTGCCCCGAAAGCAGCAACAAGCTGCACAGATAGACCCGAAGGTAGCGGAATGGGTAGCCGAAAATCCGTGGTTTGTAGACCCTGATAAAAAGAGTATGACTCGGTATGCCACAGGTGTACATGAAGACTTACTTGAAAAGTATGGGGAAAAATTTGTCGGAACTGATGAATACTATAAACATATTGATAGAGAAGTAAACCGCAGATTCCCAGAAGAATTTGAGGAACAAAGCGAGGAGCCAAAGACTCAACGCACATCAAAACTTAGCACGGTAGTAGCGTCTGTAAAACGAAGCACAGCCCCTAAAAAGGTGACGCTAAGTAAAACACAGGTTGCGTTAGCCAAGAAATTTGGATTGACCAACGAACAATACGCCCGTGAACTAACAAAATTGGAGGCCTAAGATGGCTGAGAACAGAATACCTAGAGAAACCGCTACACGTGATACTTCAGCCCGTCCTAAGCAGTGGGCACCAGCTGAGCTTTTACCCGAACCTGACAAACAGCCGGGTTACGCGTATAGATGGATTAGAACATCAACATTAAATTCGGCTGATCCACGCAATCTTTCGTCAAAGCTGAGAGAAGGTTGGGAGCCTGTTGATGTATCTGAGCAACCAAGAATGCAGCTGTTAATCGATCCTACTAGTCGTTTTAGAGACAACATAGAAATCGGTGGTTTATTGTTATGTAAGACACCAACAGAGTTTATTGAACAGCGTACAGAGCATTTCAATAACCAAACATTGGCTCAAACAGATGCAGTAGATAATAATCTAATGCGCCAAAGCGATCCAAGGATGCCGCTCTTTAATGAGCGTAAATCCACAACATCATTTGGCAGAAATTAATTTTAATTTTGGAGGTTTAAATGGCTTACCCTATTGTAAGTGCACCATACGGCTTGAAACCCGTAAATTTAATTGGGGGTCAGGTTTTTGCTGGCTCTACTCGTAACATCCCTATTCAATATGGCTATAACGTCAATATTGGTTACGGTGACGCTGTTGTTATTGCTTCTGGTACTGTTACTAGAGCTGTTATTGCTGCTGCAACTACTGCTAAGCAAATCACTGGTATTTTCTTAGGATGTTCATACACTAACCCAACTACTAAACAAAAGTTATTTGCTCAATACTGGCCTGCTGGTACTTTAGCTGGTGACGCTGTTGCTGTTGTTTGTGATGACCCTGACACTATCTTTAAAGTGGTTATGTTGTCTGCCGCTGCTGGTACTGTTACTTCTGGTTCACAAGCTTTAGTTGGCTTGAACGTAGCTGGTGCTGATGCCGCTGCTAACGTAAACAATGGTAACTCTACTATTGGTGCTGTTACTCCATCTGCAACTCCTACTACAGGTTTGGCTTACCGTGTTGTTGAATTAGTAAAAGAATCTGCAGTTTCAATTGCTGTTCCTAGTACTTCAACTACCACTGTTACTATTACTGTACCTGCATTGACTTCAGCCTTAGTTATTGGTTCTGACGTTTCTTTTGTTGCAGCTAACGGTCAAACAGTACAAACTGGTTCGTTCTTAACAGCTAACTATGCTATTGGTGCGACTTCTCTTGTTATGAACGCTGCTTCAGGTGTAACCATCCCTGCTGCTGCTGTCTTAGTTATTACTCAATACCCAGAAGTATTGGTTAAAGTTAACTTCGGCATTCATTCATATTACGGCGCTTAAGGAGCAATAATATATGGCTATTTCACGTGCACAACTTTTAAAAGAACTATTACCGGGTCTAAACGCTCTTTTTGGTTTAGAATATGCTCGTTACGGTGAAGAACATAAAGAAATTTATGAAACTGAATCATCAGAACGTTCTTTCGAAGAAGAAACAAAACTGTCTGGTTTCTCAGCAGCTCCTGTCAAAAACGAAGGCTCAGCCATTAGTTATGACAATGCTCAAGAAGCTTGGACTGCTCGCTACAACCACGAAACAATCGCTTTAGGTTTCTCTTTAACTGAAGAAGCTATTGAAGATAACTTGTATGATTCTTTGTCTGCTCGTTATACTAAAGGTTTGGCTCGCGCTATGTCTTACACTAAACAAGTTAAAGCGGCTGCTGTTTTAAACAACGGTTTCTCTTCAGCTTATGCTGGTGGCGATGGTGTTGCTTTATTCTCTTCTGCTCATCCTTTAGTTAATGGCGCTACTAACAGCAACATTCCTTCTACTCCTGCTGATTTAAACGAAACTTCTTTAGAAGCTGCTGTTATTCAAATCGCTGCTTGGACTGATGAACGTGGCTTATTGATTGCTGCTAAACCTAAAAAGTTGATCGTTCCACCTGCATTGCAATTTGTTGCTACTCGTTTGTTAGAAACTGAACAGCGTGTTGGTACTGCTGACAATGACTTGAACGCATTAAAGAGCAACGGCGCTATCCCACAAGGCTACGCTATCAACCATTTCTTGACTGATTCTAATGGTTGGTTCTTAACTACTGATGTACCTAATGGTATGAAGCATTTTGTTCGTAGTGCTATTACTAATGACATGAGTGGAGATTTCGACACGGGCAACGTTCGTTACAGAAGTCGTGAGCGTTATAGCTTTGGTTATAGTGATCCACTTTCTATGTATGGTTCAACAGGCGCTTAATAAAACAAGCACTTAGAGTAAATTGAGGCTCACTTCGGTGGGCCTTTTTTATTGTGTAAAATAAACTTGCACGATTATTAAATACGTAGTATAAGTACCTTCATACCGGGGATTATCTCGGCTTAGTAGACAGCCCCCGCTGACGCATAGAAGACTACTGAGCTTATACTTTCTATGAAGGAAACTAATATGTCACGTACTACATTCTCAGGCCCAGTAAAATCAGGTACTATTAAGTACAACCAATACAAAAACACTGGTACTACTGTTCTAAAACAAATTCAAGTTGTTCCTTTCAACACTACTTTAACTTCAACTGTTACTAACTATTTACCTTCTGGTTGTCAGTTACTTAACGTTGTTGTTGATGTCTTAGCTGTATTTAACTCAGCTACTTCTGCTACATTGTCTGTAGGTAAAACTGCGGGTGGTACTGAATACGCTTCTGGTGTTGATGCTAAAACTGCTACTGGTAGAATCACTCCTACTTTCACAGCTGCACAGCTCCTTGCTATGCAATCTACTACTTTAGACATCTCTTCAGCCATTACTGGCGAGTCAGCTTGTTCTGCTATCGTTACTACTATTACTTCTGTAGGTCAACCTACTGCTGGTTCTGTTGTTGTAACTCTAGTTTACGCACAGCCTGATGATCGTTCAACTTTTGACGCTCAATAATTAATCTGATGGGGGCGAAAGCCCCTTTCTTTAAAGAATAGGGGATTAATTATGAGTATGCAAACAGACGTAAAATCGGCTCACTCCAGCGCTTCAGTAGTATCTGGTGGGGAGTCTATGGTTTCAGGGCGATACCGAATAAAGTCCGTAGTTATTGCTAGTGGTGTAGGGGCAGGTACAGTTACTCTTAAGGATGGTTCTGCTACAGGCCCTACTTTATTAGTTTTAGATACAGGTACAAACTCTAACTTAACAAATGTATTACTTCCCGGACAAGGTATTTTATTTAATCTTGGTGTATTTTATGTACCCGGAACTGTAGCGCCTTTGGGTGTAACAGTAATATACGGATAAGTTATGGAACATCAAAGAGCAGAGGACCCAGTAATACAAACAGTAAGAGAGCTTGCTACGCACGGAGCAGATATAAAACACCTGCAGATGGATATGGATAAAATGGTTAAAGACCTTGATGAAATAAAAGAGGCCCTTATAAGTATTAACATTACATTATCTGAAGCTAAGGGTGGTTGGAAATTGTTGTTGATGGTTGGCGGGCTTGGTGCATCTGTAGCTACAGTAGTTGCTTGGATACTTGATTTCTTAAAACACTAACAGTGGCTGGAGTAGTTGACTCCGTAAAGCAAAGAATAGCTTATAAGTTATGGTATAGGACTAAAACAAGAGCTAAGGCGCGTAACCTAGAGTTTACGTTAACTAGAAAGTTTGTAGATAATGCAATTATTCAAGGTATATGTCCTATACTAGGGGTAGCATTTAATGTAGACCCTGATAGAAAAAGCTACTCTGCATTTGCGGCCTCTATAGATAGAATAGACCCTAACCAAGGGTATACAAAACGAAACTGCCAAATAGTCTGCTGGATATATAATAGGGCAAAAGGCAACGGTACTCATGATGAGGTACTAATTTTAGCGGAGGCATTAATGCCAAGTAAACCAAAAGCAAAAGCAAAAGCTCCAGTTTTATCGGTAGGTAGAGGCGAAAAGTTACCTGTATCTAAAGGCGCTGGTTTGACTGCAAAAGGTAGAGCTAAGTATAATGCAGCTACTGGGTCTGACTTAAAAGCTCCTCAACCAGAGGGCGGTCCAAGAAAGAAATCATTTTGTGCCAGAATGTCAGGTATGCCGGGCCCTATGAAAGACGAAAGCGGTAAGCCTACACGTAAAGCAGCATCATTAAAAAGGTGGAAATGCGATGCCAAGTAAATCTAAAGCTCAACATAACTTCATGGAGATGATTGCACATTCTCCTAAAATGGCTAAAAAAGCGGGTGTTCCGCAATCGGTAGGGAAAGACTTCGCTGCCGCTGATAAAGGTAAGAAATTTAAACAAGGTGGCGAAATGGCTGTTAAAAAGTTTGATCCAAAGAAATTATTTAAAGGTAAAGAGTCTGTAGGCGAAGAGCTTAAAGAAGCTAAAGCTATTAAAGCTGGTAAG